CCAAATTTGCTTGATAACGTATTAAAGCGCTGAGTATTACTATTTCCGTCTAAGTCGCATTCGAAAGTGAATTTAAGGTTGCTCATAAATTGAATCCATAAAAAAACCGACCTCTAAATGGGTCGGTTTAAATATTTAGTTTCATTACATTTTCCAAAGATATGTACAGATAATCAAAGTGATAAGGATCGCAACAAAGCGCCATGCTTTCATTTCATTCATTTCCTTTAGACACCAGTTAATTAATTTGATAAAATCTTCCATATAGATTTATTTTCCTCTTACTTTCGTCGGTTGGTGGAAATGCAAAAACCCCGATGCGTCAACATCGGGGTTTTGTTTTGGAATTAAAAACCCACTCATTCGAGTGGGTTACTTTGATAATAAACCGCCTTGTCGCTGTTGTTGACTTAAGTACTCATTGACATGCCGACCAATTGCTTCACCCAAACCTATAGGTTTATAAGCTACTGAATTAAGCGCTTGATATTGCTTCTCGCTCAAAACAAGAACCACACCTTCAATATCTACAAGCCAATCATCGAATTGGATAGGGAAAGTTTCCCCATCTCGTTCATAAGTCTTATTTGCCTCTCTTCCACGTTGACCAACATAGGTTACTGTGCCGCCCAGTAAACGTGTTACTTCATCATGATTACCGGTGTATTGGCCTGTTTTCTTAAATTGAATTGCTTTCATATTTCCTCCTTATAAAACAAAACCCCGCCAAGAGCGGGGTTTTTATTTCCTACTTGTTTAATTAGTTTGAACGCAATTTTGATATTTATGAGCTATTCCATCTAATGCTTCAATAACACCAGGTGCACGTGCTCCAGCCCATGTCCCAACCTGCCTAAAACCATTGTTACTTGATGTACCTGTATTTTGTTGAGCTCTCAAAATATTGCTCATTACAAATTGAACTTTATTTTCTTTAAGAGCAATTTTTGCATCATATTTAACAAAATCTGTAATAAGGCCTACTTGCTGCCCCTTTGTTTTTACATTGCCATTTGCAATAAATGTTTTTTCAGTTTCATCTAGAAATTTAAAAACAGACTTCCCTTGATGAACTTGTGTATTATTATTTTCATAATATCTACCCGTATATGCCCCTATGAAACTACCAGCTTGGTCATGTAGAACAATGTCATCATTTTGGAAAGTTTCTGCAGCACATAGTTTCAATTTTGAGAATGATTTACTCGTTGAATTAAAAGAATAATCAATTTTATCAATGTATGTATCCCCCGCTGAGCTAGCACTTATAGTTGATACATTATTTGGCAATTGAATTGGTGCAACTGAACACCCTCCAAGAATTGAAACAAAACCCAATAAAATAATCTTTTTCATGAAATTACCCCTATCTCTAGAGGTAATTTAACAAGTGGTTAATTAACTATCAATCTTAAATATATTAAGAAGAACAATTTACGCAACCACCTACAATAGAGTAGATTTCTTCCGAACCGTTAAAGTTCTAGCTTCAAATAAAAAAAGAAACCTTTCAAAGCTTCTTTTTTAAACCTACCACCCTTGTCGTTTAGACATTCTAAATCTTTTTTCAATCTTAGCATCTACCATTTCCTCATTCTGTTTCTGATACTCTTTTAAGATAACTGTTAACTCCTTACCATCCCATCCAGATGTAGCTTCCACTTTTTCTGATGTTTTATTGATAATGGTAACAGTAGGTTGAGATTTCTCAGTTCTTCCGGTGTTAATAGCTTCGAATTGCCTATGCTCTCTAACTGTTGCAACTGCATCCGTTTGATTGTTTGATACATAGCCACCGTTAGCATAACCACTTGGTTTACTTTGACGCATGCTTTCAACAACGCTAACACCACCCCAGCGTTTGATATCTTCTTGCGACCATACGACTTCGCCTTTATGCACAATCCCTGCTGGAGTGTGTTTTAGGCCGTTACCTGTATAACCACCATCCGCAAATCCTTGCGGGGTTGCAGCTTGGATGAGAGATACAAATGTACCTGATTTAATTGTCGCGATCGCTGCTGCTGCCGCTTTTTGGTACCAAGTACCTGGCTCATTTGCGTAAGCATCTGAAGCAGCTTTCCACATGTTCATTCCAGCCTGCGCCAATGCGAATGCCCGCTGACTTTCATAAAGAATGCGGTATGCACTTGATGACTCACCAAGCATATTTTTAAACATGCCAGCCAATGCCCCTGTGACACTAGCTCCATAACCCAACTGGAGATTCATTGAATCATTTTGATAAGTAGATTCAATCAATTTCAAACGCTCAAAGTGTTCCTTCATGATTTGTTCACGTTGTGCATTTAGAGCTACCATATTTGCATTTGGATCTTTAGCTTGAATATCGAGTGCAGCTACTTGAGTATTTGCTAAATTTAAAGATTGAGCCCTCCGATCAGTACGTGATTGGTTTAGCTGGTATTGTTGACTATTACCCGTCATATCAGCTTTAGTCTGATCCCAATTTTTACTAGATTGAAAAGCCTTATCTAGAATCTCTAGACGTTCTTGCGCCTTAGATAAAGATAGACGTTCCCGTCGCTCTTCTATAGAAAGCTTGGTATTCTTAAGAATTTCCTCCCGTTCAATACGATACCTTTCCTTAATAGCATCAACTTCTGAATATAAGAACTGTCTGGCCTGAAATAAACGTTGCTCTCTTGCCAATTGAATTAAGCCTTGTTCATGCTGATATTGCTGATCAAGATACTTAATAGCCTCGTCACGCTGATCTTTACTTAACTCAATATCATGAGCCGCATTAAATTTCTTACGGTCAAAACTATCCTTAAGCAATTGCTCTTCAGTCATGTTGAACTGTTTATAGTCATCAAGCTTTGTTTTAAGAGCTTGTTGAGCTATGGCAACATCATTATCAGCACGGGCTTGCAATTCTGCTTTAATTTCAGCTTTGCGTTCTGGGGTAAAGTTGGCTTTATCAACATCTTCCAACTTCTTAGCAAGATCATTTCTAATCTTGGTCACTTCATCAGCTACATCGTTTTCCAGTTGAAGGCGCAATTTAGCCTGATCTTCTGCCATTTTGGTGGCATCTTGAATAAGCTTGTCAAAGTCTTTAGAGGTGATATCCCCAGCAGTATAGCCGTTAATACCAGCCATATAGCCTTGATAATCCTTCCAGTATTGGTTGTTATTCTTGCCAATACCTTTACCTTTTTGAACATTGCCTTCACCCGCATGATAAGCACGTACTGCCTTCTCTAAATCCCCCTTGAAGAGCTTTAAAAGATAAGACATGTACTTTCCAGCACCCTCGGCAGATTGTGCTAAATCAGTACGGTCCTTCACGCCATATTGCTTAGCTGTGCCTTCCAGAAATTGGAATCCACCAGTTGCCCCAGTTGATTTGTTATAGGCCTTAGCATTACCGCGTGACTCGATCATATGAAGCGCTGACAATGTGCCGGCTGGCAAATTGTACTTTGATTCAATACTTGCAAATCCATATTTAGCAGCATTTGCCTGAACTTTGGCATTAACTGAAAGCACTTTTTGCTGTTTTTCAAGCTCTTTAGTGCGCTCCTTATCCTTATTTACAAGATTATCAAGAGCACTTTCCTGACTAATAATGCCTTTAATAATTTTGTCTTGTTCAACTGTGACGCCTGCAAAACCTTTTTTCTGGTTTTCTCGATAAGTCTGTAACAGAAGCTCTGCTTCTTCTGCTGATCTACCATATTTAGTGATCAAAACCGACTTAAAGTCTGCATCCCATTTACGATCTGCAAGTGATTTATTGATGTCCTTAAGCTTTTTATTAAGCTCAGTTACGTCTTGAACTGCTCCTTTCGCACCTTGACTAACATCATTGAAACCTGCTTTTGCATTGGCACCAGACGCGCGAACCTGATTTAACTCTGCGTTTGTTTGTTTAACAGCTTTTGAGTTTTCATCTACTTTCTTCTTGCTATCAGCCAGCTGGTTAATTTGATCCGAACTGATGAACGAAAGTTGATTTAATCTATTGAAAGCTTGGTTTACATCAATAACGCCAGTTTTTAATTCTGCCCATATTCGATAAGCTTCAGCACTTTGCTTATTGTTGTCAGTGATAGACTGAGTAAGTAACAAGAACTCGTTCTGAGATTTAGATAGTTGAGCATTCTGTAAACTTAGTTGCTTTGTCAGTTCACCTTCCGCTGCTCGCTTTTGTGCACCTTCAAGCTTCATGAGTTCATCAGCTGCCATGCCTGCATAACGTGATTGCTTCTCAAGCATGTCATTGGCTTTATCGCCATTGTCTCGCATTAAAAGATATCCGGCTGCTAAACTTGCTACTGTGATGCCAATACCAACAGGACCACCAAGTAAACCTAAAAGCCGTGATCCTATCCCTACACTTGCCGCACCAGCTGCTGCTGATCTTGATTGAGCTACAGCCAATGCATCTTCAGCAAGTGCCAATTCTCTTGTAACTTGAGCCTCAATTTTCTTTAACTCAGCCATACGAGTTAATGTCGCTGTTCTGCCTTTTTCAGTAATTTGAGATTTAAGGCGCTGTACTTCTAGAGCTTTCTCAGCCGCAATAGCAGCTAAAGTTGCTTGAGTATTTGCAACAGCGGCTTGAGTGCTAATTACTTGTTGAGCAGCAGCAGAACGTTCAGCTTGAATTGCAGCATATTGCGTTATTGTTTGGGCTGCTAATTCCTTCGTTTTTGCAGCTACAGCAACACCAGAGGCATAAATTGCAGGAATGTAGGTTCCAAGCCAATATGCTCCACCAACCATCATTGCAGATGTTAAGACATCTAAGTTGCCAGCCAAAGTTTGAATAGTGCCCGCAAGAACTTGAGCTGCGCCCGAACCTTTACCTGACTCCCCAACAAATTTAGTAATTTCGTTGTTGAGTAGCGTTAAAGATTGCCCAATAGTGATATCGGTTTTTGCAAAAAGCGCATCAACATCTTTTTCTACATTTCTAAGTGCTTTTACAATCTCTTGAGAAGTAATTTTCCCTTCAGCTGCCACTGAACGTAATTCACCTACTGTAATACCCATACCTTTAGCAATAGCCTTTGCTAGTGCTGGGGTTTGCTCCATAACTGAGTTGAGTTCTTCACCACGTAGTGTCCCACTTGCTAGAGCCTGTCCGAATTGCACCAATGCAGCGTCTGCCGCTGATGCACTTGCACCACTAATTGCTACTGCTTTTGACACTGTTTCAGTCAAACGGGCTGTATCATCCATCGTTAGATTTAATGTCTTGGCATTATCACTAAAACGTTGGTAAACCTGGAGTACAGAGTCCCACGCTGAATATGTTTTTTGAGCAATGCGGAATGTATCTTCAGTTGCTTTATTTAGCTCAATTTGATTGTTAGTAACTAATTTAAGTCTGTTTTGAAGTCCAGTATACGTATCCATTTTTGCAACAGCAGCACCTATGGTTGCAAGGCCAGCCATATGTCCAGCCAAAGCACGTGTTGCCACGGAAACACCATCCATAGATTTAGTTGCAAAGTCTCCTCTTTTTTCAATACTCTCTAGCTCATTGCTAAGATTACGAGCATTGCGCTCTGCATTTTTTGAATCAATAACAATGACCAACCGTGATTCTTGTGTCATCTCTGCTTTCCTCTAGGCAATAAAAAACCCACTCATTGAGTGGGCTATTTGAATTAAATAAGATTTACAAAGGTTTTTGATTAAAAAAGCAATTTTAAGGTGCTTTTTTATTTAATCGATTACAAATTACCAATTTGCATTGGATTGAGTTGACGTAACTGCTGTCTTGTATTGATCAATCACATTATTAAGTTTTGCAGTAATTTTTTGCTGATGCTGGACAATTGTAATTGGAACTTCTTTTCCAATATTATTTATACCACCTTGTACATAAGTCAGATTGGTTCTAGTAACATCATTAATTGTTACTCTTGCTTTATTTTCTTTGGTATCAATTTTAATCGTAAAGTTAACTTTATCATTACCAAATGCACCACAATCTATAAAGCCATCACAAGGATACGGGATATTACCTTTACCAATAATTGATCCAGTATTTTTATCTGCATACTGGATAACATTGTTTGCAGATTTAAATGATTGAGCAATCCAAATCTTTGAATCCTCAAAAATCTGATCTTTTGATTTATCTGGCACATCTATTACTTGTGAAATCTCTGGCATTGCCTGTTGTGTAGGTGTCATTGGTGTCATACACCCAACTAAACCTAAACTAAAAACCCCAACCGCTAATACTTTCTTCATACTTTCACCATTTATTGTAAAGTCCATCGTTATTAATAAGTTAAATTTAGCAGGTGGAAAATAAAAAAGCCACTCGATTGAGCGGCTTCTCTATTTTAAGCATGTAGTAGCTTTTCAGCACCAGCGGCCAAAAAAGCAGATCGGGTTTTAAATCTTTTATCCTTACCAACATTATCATCAATCTTCCGAATTAATCGGCTTGGCAAAGTAACATTGATTTTCTCTGGCTTACCTAAGTAACGACTAACATCAACTTCAGTAACGGCCCAGATCATTCCTTTATAGTAGGTATCATCTAGAAACTTACCTACTTCAGATGCTAAAGGAATTTCCTCACCATCTTCAGCTAGGATTTCTAAATGACTAGAAATAGCCTCTTTTACGTTCTCGATAGCTTCATCTAATGTGTCGCCAGCACTAAAACAACCCGGAATATCAGGAACAGTGACACCAAATGCTTCGGTATCTGATCCTCGTTCAATTGCAATTGGATATAACATCTCAACACTCCATGCCCTTGGCATAAACATATCGCCCACTGCGTTATGGTTAGTTGTAAAGGGCAGATATTTAAAGTCAGGAAACAGCGGGTCAATTTAGACCCGCTTGCTTCAAAATGCTTTTAACAGTTCCGTTTGGTAAATCTTTTTTAGGATGCGGGATTGTAACTAACCCCTTTTTGGTTGGGTGTTTGAAGTGATGATGACTTCCTGTAACCCTAACCTCATACCAACCGTCTGCTTCAATCATTTTGATTAAATCCAGACTTTTCACACCATTCCCTTCTTAACTTGATGAAGCAATTATAACCCTAGAGTTATTTTAAGTAAATACCTCTAGGGTTATTTTTTAATAGGCTGCTTCATTTTTTTGTGAGAATCATCCAGAAAAATATTATCCATCGTAAAAATACAGTCGTTAAAAATATCTCTTTCGACTGGCAATTCGTAATGATCACAATATGCAGATATGGATGAAATATCCAAAGCTAGAGGAATGCCTTGCTCATAACGTCTTGAGCGCGAAATAACGTTATACGCCGATAAAATTGCATGTGAGGTAAATGAATATTCAGGCTTCTGAAATTCTTCTGGCTTTTTCAAGTTTAAGGCTTTGGCGATTGCCGTTTGTTTCTGGCCGTAGTCGTTCGCTTCTTCTTCTGAGTTGAACTTGGACCAGTTGTAGAGCTTGACGACTTTCCCACTACTTCATCCTTATAAGAATCCGCCTCTTTCTGGATTTTCTCAGCTTCTTTCAATACAAATAACCAAATTTGTACGCCAAGATCACCATCGTTTAAAAGCTTTGTCGCGTGTTCTGAGGAATATTCAGGCACAGTTTCAAATATTTCACCTTTTTCATTTTGCTCCCCAAACACTATTCCTTTCCAATCTTTAATTAGGTGACATGCAGTAGCTTCAAGAAGCAATTCACCATAAAGCTTATCTTCTTTTGAAGCTTTACTGACATCATAACCTTTGGAGGTAATTTGGTTGTTTGCTCGTTCAAGGGCCACTTGATATGGCTTATAAGAGATACCACGAATTTTAAATTCAGCTAATACATTTCCTTCTTTATCAACGTACTCCCGCCATTTACTCACTGTTTTACTAGTCTGAATGGTTACTTTTAAAGCCATTTTCTACTCCAAAAAAAAGCAGCCATAAAGGCTGCCATCAGTAAAATTAAATTAAGGATTTGGGTTTGGTGCTGGAATACGGGTAATGATTGGCGATTCTTCAACTACCTTATATTCAAATGAAGCATTTAAAATGTCGCTGTTTCCACCACTCGGTAATGGTGCTGTAATTTCAGCTTTAGGAATAAAAATTTCGTAAGAATTACCCAAAGTGTCTGTAATTGGGACCTTCAATGAAATTGAAGTGTTGGTGAACTGTTTTTCGTACATGTCTGAAGTATTTCGTGACCATGCAGCAGTAAATGAACCTGTGCCGGCTGCAAGTGTTTCTAAAATAGCTCTAGCATTGATTCCTTCACCTAAGCATTTTTGCAACTTCATAGTGTTATCCCATTTGAATGAGAATTGCGTCAAGCAAGAGATACCTGCTTGAGATACCCCATCAAGTAAGATTTCACCAACAGAAACATTAGATAGCTTAGGACTGTTATCTGCTGGAGTTACTGCCCCAGCGGGTGGTGTTGAGAAGTTAGTTCGACCTAAAGCCATTAGGCCAAATGCCATCGAAATTAAGCCTGCTTCAGGAATTTCAATACTAAAGGTATTTACATGACAACCTCGGAAAACGTGGTAATCATTTACGTCTTCAAAGCCGCGAAGTACTGAGAATGTTTGGCGAAGTGCCCCACCAAAAGTAAGGACATTGGATGACCAGCTATTAAAGAGCCTGTAAATTATTTTGTGTAAGTTCCATTTTTTATAAATGATCTTTTAATCGATCATCGAACTGAATCGTAAACCAATTCATTGCTAAACGCCAATTTTGAATTGGCATCGTCCATTTCTTCGCAGCATTTGATGTTGCTAAGTAAATGACCTTCTTTACTGAGTCATCAGATGAAAAGATTTTCCTTTTCTTCGTTGAATGGCGTATTACGCTATTCAACGACTCAATCGCATTTGTTGTATAAAT